TAGTCCATTGTAATAGTACATTACATTTTCTGCGTTGTTATAATAAATCTGTCCAGTTACAGGGGCTGATGGGGCTGAGCTTAATCCCTGAATTCTGGCGTTCTGAAGTTCATTCTTATTAAGATTGATATCAGTTACAAATAATCTTGCCATTTTCTATTTCTCCTTTAAGATAGGTAAGCTATCCCACCGAATGGTTGAGCCATTGTCAGTGTAATTTTGTTAATACTATTATAATCTATTCCTGTTTCTAATATGTCGCCAGCGCTATTTTTTACAGTCACATTTGGGTTATATCCCATATTATGGGTTATTTCAAGTGCCCAGTATGTTTGCTCATCTGTAACCTGACCAATTGAAAATGGATAGGTTAATGTGCTTGTGCTTAATAAATAGTTGGTGGCTCCAGCCCATGATGTTTCTTGTGGTTTTGGACCATAAAATCTTGTTGTAAGTTTATCGTAATAAAAATCTCCCTCAGTGCCAAGGTTGTCTGCTGGGACACCGTTTCCATTGAGGATAGATTTACCTCTAGGACCTTGGGTTCCTGGGGAACCAATTACTACCTTATTTATATTTTCGGTTACAATTACTGTTTCTGACATTATATTGTTACCGATCTACTTAATGTTAAAAATCCTTCAATAAGCTTTGTCTTATTTAAATTAGAATCTGTAATCATTAAGTCATATGAAGATTTTGGATAAAACAACTTGTTTGTTTGGGTTGGGGTCATTTTGCATGTTAATTTACCATTGGGGGCATCTATTATAATTCCACCATTTGGTGACGTTAAGCTAAATGCAAGTTTTGATCCACCCTTAGTGTCTCTAACCTGTAGTTTTGCTGTTGCGCCATCTAGATCAATGGGATTACCCTCACTGTCCTTATATTCTACAATAAAAGAGAAAGTGGTATTTTGATCTACTTCAAAATTTTTTTGTCCTGCCATTTGCAAAATCTCCTAAAATAGGAAAACTCCTATGCCTATTTTAGCACAGGAGCCGTCCTAATTGATTCTAAGAATTACTTCTTTGTAAAGCCAAAAGCTGGCTCGTTGCTATTAAGTGCTTTTAGAATAACTGGCAGGCATGCTGCTATTCCACCCTTAATTAAATCTGCTGGATCAGTATTTCCAGTCATGTAAAGAGCAATGGACGCACCTAAAAAGTGGCGACCATAACTTGCTAATGCTGCTAGAATTTTTTCTTGCATTTCTACCAGTCCGTTTCTTTTAAGATCTTTTGTCATGTAGATCCTCCTATTTCTAGGCATTGCGCCCAGGAATTTTGGGGGTTAACCCAATTTATATTATATACCTATTAAGCAGAAATGTCTACAAGTTCGCAGTTGCCGTCTGAACTGCATGCCAGGGTGGCATTTGTAGATGTTCCATCTTCTGTTTCATAAAAAGATAAGTCTTCCCATCTAATAGACTCTGGCATTTTATTTAATAGTTCCTCATACTCTTCTTTTGAAACTTCTTGGTATGGGGCTTGCTTATATGAGTGATCTGAATGTGGTAAAAATGATATTCCAGAAACTTCGTCAAAATTCTTGTATACCCAAGCTCCTACGTCCATCCATTCATCTTCTTTTACTGAAACTGTAATAGAAGGCTTGTGTTCACACCATGCACGTTGGTAAACTAGCCAAATATTTAAATGCTCAATTGCTGTTAAATCATTTCTAACTACAGCACCTTCTGGAGCTTTTACTGGAAATGAAAATACGTAAGTATCATTTGGCTTCATAACATCATCTTCTACTGGGATTCCAACTTCTTTTAAGAATGTAGATATTGGATCACCTTTTGAACCACGAACTGTACGAATGTAATATGGAGAATGCCATGCATGCATTCCTGAAGATACTCCAACTAATTGAGATACTGTACCAGAAGGCTTTACGCATGTAATAGCTGCAGACTCTGGAATACCAATCTTTCCCGCTTCTTTTTTATTTGTCTCTCTAGCCTTTTCTCTGAGAGTCATTAAGAATGCTTCTAGGGATACTAGGTCTTCTTTTCCAGACATAAACTTATGTCCGAATTGACCAGTAAGAGAAACTCCAAGTAATCTTTCTTCCTCTGTATTGTCTTTCCAAATTTTGCGAAGATACTTAAAGTCTGTTAGGGTTGCTTGCCATGTTCCAAGAATAGTGGCTAGATCTACTTTCCTTTCAATATCTTTCTTTGTATCGTTTTCACGTAGTACGACTTCTGAAAGATTACAAAACTGATAAGGACGGAGAATAATTTCCGAACAAGGGTTGGTTCCATAATGTATTTCAGGATCCCTGCGTCCATACTTTGCTGCTTGCTTTTGTGCTGCTGCAACATTGTATATTCCACGCTCTCCAGATTTTGAGTCATAAAGCGATTTCCATTCTGCAATAAATTGCTCCATCTCTGGCTTGCGAGAATACGCAACAGAGTTGTTGGAAAGGGCACGTTGTGGATTGTGTTCCCACCAATTACCAGTTTTTGCTTGTGCCATTTCAATATCATTAATATTAGAAAGAGAAATTAATGCAGACCTTCTAACTCCGCCAACTACTACAATCTCTCCAATCTTGCACATAATGTCATGTGCCTCAATTGGTTTAAATGATCGACCTGCCGCTGTTTTAAATTTTGCAATTGTAAAATCAAATAGGTTTACTAAAGGTTGTGGTCCTGATGATCTTCCACCCATAGTCTTAAGTCTTGCACCTGCTGGACGAAGCTTGCTTACGTCAATTGAAGGAATTTGGCCAGACCAAAGAAGTGCAAGTAGTTCACGAAATGCTTTTGCCCAACCAGACTTAGAATCCTCAACAACAATAACGGTTGTAGACTTTTCAAAAGATTCTGGGATGGAAGGAAGTTTGTTAACGTATTTATATTCAACAGAGAATCCTACTCCAGTGCCACACATAAGTATATACATTGTCTCGTCAAATGATCTTGGTGAATCTACTGGGATAAACGAACAGTTATATCCTGCTACATGATCTCTATCTAAAGCGGCACCTGCTGTCATTACAGAACGCATTGATGGCATAACATCACGATTATAAACTGCTTCTTTTAATTCTTCTACTAATTTTAAATCTGGAATATAGTTGTTATTATTTTTTAAATGCTCTAACATGTAGTCAAAATATCTATCTACAGTTTCCCCCCATGTTTCACGACGATTATCTTCTGGAATCCATCGTGCATATCTTGACAATGCAATAAAATTTTCATAAGGGTTTTTAATAGTTCTTGACATAATACACTCTTTCTACGACGTAGTCGCTTGATTTAATTTTTAGTAAGATACCAATTCTACCAAACTTTTATTAAAGTGTGAAGAGGTTATGAAAACTTTTTAAATATGTGACTAAATGCATTATTGGTCAACTGAACCCAATTATATTCTTCATGTATTTTAGTTGACTGGGTATAGTAATAATTAGAATAAGCTTTAAAGTTAACTGCTGCATGAACCATTTGATCAACTAAATGTTCTTTATCTGGCTCATAAAAACTTCCAAGGTGGGAATCTCCTACAGCTTTTGGAACACCTTCTTTTGAAGCATCTGTTAACCTTGACTTTAACTTTAGGGGTCCTAGGAATTTTTTATAGTGTGCCCAATCATATGTTGAAATTACTGGCATGCCAGTTGCAAGTCCTTGTAGGGGAATAAATCCAAAACCTTCTCCCCAGGTTGGATACACTAAAACATGGTGCATATGATAAAGTTGAACCAGCTGTTCAATTGTGTACTCTTCTTTAATTATTGAAATATTACTATATACAGTATCTGGAGAGACAAGTTCTTTTCTATTATTATATATTCTAATAGTTGAAGTTCCATGACATTTAACTGTTAAATGATATTCTGGGTTATTTCCAAATAATTTTATAAAAGTATCTACAACTAACTGACCATCTTTTCTTGGAGAAGGTTCTCCTATATGTAAAAATTTAAGTGGTTTTCCTGGATGTAAAATTCTTTTGTATGGCTTCCATATAGGTTCAATGCCATGTGGATATACATAAATAGGTTTAGTAACACCATTGTTTTTATATACCTCCGCCGTCCAATCAGATGTTGCCCAAACTTCATCACATTGATTAAATATATCTCTCCACTCAGATCTAATTAAAGTGGATTCCCATGGAGTATAACCAATTTGATATTGATTTTTATGTAATTTAAAATGATGGGGTTGTGTAAAGTTTATCTGTACTGGAGGTTTAGGGCTTGCAAATTTAACAGTATGCCCTAATTCTTGTAGCGTATTAACTATATTTTGTCCAGCATAGCCAAATCCAACAGCAGGATTAAGTCCTGCTCTAATAGTATAATAAGATAATTCCACTTAACTCTTTCTGGTCAACCGACTTGACAGTAACTTAATTACAATGCTACTATTATAGTTCGTTATCTCTAAAGGAGGAAATGCCAATGGAGAGAATCAAAGAACGTTTGAGCGAAGTTGCCCATAACTGGTCTTATATAGGAATGATAACATTATTCTTGTTTACAGTCCAGCCTGGTCCAACAGAAACTCAAGCATTGCAGGTAGAAGTACCTGTAAAATCAACGGTACAACTAAAGAAAGAAACCTTAGAGAAGTACAGCACTACTGTGTACAAGCCTTCTGAGAATCTAACAGACAAAGAACTAAAAGAACTTTTATCAGCTGTTGGTTTTGAAGGAAAAGCCCTTAAAATGGCTTGGGCTATTGCTAAGTCAGAATCCAATGCAAGGCCTATGGCTTACAATGGTAACAGGAAAACTGGAGACAGTTCCTACGGAATTTTTCAGATTAATATGTTGGGTGAACTCGGCATTGATCGTAAAGAAAAATTTGAATTAAAGTCAAACATTCTATTGTTTGATCCAGTAATAAACTCAGAGATAACGTATTATATGACTAAAGGCGGAAAAGATTGGTCATCATGGTCTTCCTTTAACGGGGAAAGATTTAAAGAATTCGTAAATGAATTCGACTATTAGAAAGGAAGGTTAATGAGGATACAGTACGTATCTAAATACCTTCAACTAGCAGAAGAAGGCCTTGTTCCTAGACTTGAGTGTCCAATGGATCAGGGCCTTCTTATGTCTAACCTAGACTGGGAAGATAGCATATATTTATACTGCACATCATGTGACTACAAGAATTATCTAGGTATAGATCTTTATGAAAAAATTAGAAAGAATGTTGAAAATAATAATGACAGATAAGCCTGAAGATACCACCGAATACGAGTCTAAGATTATTTTAGAAACTGACGCTATGGGTAGAGAAAAATTTTGGGAAGATATAGGGAGAAAAAATGACTGAAGATAACATTCCAGATGAGAACGGAACTATAGAAGAGAATCTTCCTATGGTTACTTACATCATGCTTCATAGAATTTATGACATGCTGACCCTGATATCTGATAAAGTGGCTGGATCTGAAAAGACCTCTAAGATGATTGAGTATCACGAAAAGGGATATCTTCTTGGTCCTAATCCAGCATATACCCCAGATCAAGAAAAAGAATAAATATTTAAAAAGTAGTTGACTTAGTATCTAGAATATTTTACAATTAATGAGTACTGGTCGTAGCATCCCACATGTTCCCAGTACATGATCGTAAGATCAGCAAAACCCAATCGGATCCGCCTCTGATTGGGTTTTGTCCTTTTTAACGGTACTGAGCTATGGGTCAATGCGGGCTTCAGGTGTAGGAATCGGACCCACGTTATTTGCTTCGGAAGCAAGAGTCCTACCATTAGACGAACCTGAAACGTATTATCATTATACTATTAAGCGGCGGCAATGGCAATGTTTCATGTGAAACAATTTATATATAGTGCGATTTAAAAGTGCGCCCGAAAAAAGTGCTTCGGCGAGAAGAGACATCCTCTCATACTCCATTTGCCAGGATATGCCTCTAAATTGCTCTGTGGGCCCTCTAAGCCATCTTTAGCCATATTATGACCCTACGGGTCAGACAAGGCGGAACGGGGCTGGAGAAGGGATGCTACCCATTTACTCCAATATAACCAAAAGCATAGATAAGCTAGATATAAACATTATGATCAATAGAGACCAAATAAGAAGTTTAGAAGCTTTCTTCATCTATATCTTCATTTAGGTCAAAATCAAAGATTTCTTGTTGTCCCGCCCAATTTAAAAATTTATTTAAAGCTACACCTGAAAGGATTGCTGTCGCAATCAGGACCATCATTCCTACAAATTTCTTTTTCATGATTTTATTATAACATTAGGTATATATTCTAGTCAACTAGGATATTATTTAGACTTATTAGATTTACGTTCATGAGTTCTGACTCTATGACAATTTGAGCAAACTATCTCACACTTGGCTATTTCTAGATCTATTATCTTCTTGGATAGTGTAGGAATAAGTTCCATTACATTCTTATGCTTCCGCCCACGTACGTGATCAAAATCCATAACATAGTATGGGAAAGATTCCTTACAGTCCATACAGGGAGTACTTGACTTCAGCTCTTGGATATATTTAACCAAATAAGCTTTGCGTGTTCTATCCGTCGTCTTTTCAGACTTCATATCTTAATTATATAGGATAAATATTATAGTCGACTAGGATTATAGGTTATATTAAATGTTAATAAAATTATTTTTTTGAATATTCAATTACCAGAGCTTACATTCATTTTCAATATGCATAACGTCTTTGGTATTTACATTCCAAAGCATATTCTGACCTTTATGAATTCTTCTCTTACAAGCATTGCATTCTACATCTCTTACTGACTTTAATTTTCGCCAATCATATGTATTATCAAAAGGAATACCATATGTCTTATCTCTAATATTTGCATATTCCCAATTTATTCTTTTAGCCAATTTGAAACATCCTTACTTGCTTGGGGGTTTGCTATATAAACCCTATGGGCATGCATATAGAAATTATATACATATCCCCGAAACCCTGCGACTTTTGGTGCGGATTCATCGGTTGAACCTTTTAAGGCCAGCTTCCTTGGTATGGTTGCTACACAAGTTTAAACCCTTGATGCGATCTCCGAAAACTACTGTGCTAGAGAATTATAACATAATAGATTTTACTAGGTCAATAGCTTTTAAAAAATATCTGTAGAGACAGTAGGACTCGAACCTACGATTACCAAATTATGAGTTTGGGGCTTTAACCAACTAAGCTATGTCTCCAGGTATTACTTATGTTCTTTTAAATGCCTAGCTAGGGTCAAATGAGCAAAGCCAGATCTTACTTCTAATTCCCGCCCACATATCTCACATATAACGATTCGATTAGCAGCCATGTGTTTATTTTACCAATATAAAATATTCTAGTCAACTATTTTTTAGATTTACCAAAATGTTAATATAGGTTTTATTTGTACGATACACACCTAAACAGAAACGGACATTTGGGATAGAGCGACCATAAATGTGATGTATCTCACGCCTATTTATAAAATTAACTTACAAAATGTCCGACATGTCCGAATTGTGATAGCGAAAATGTCAGTGCCCCATGTTAGGCTTATAGTATAAAGAAAGTAAGAAAGTCTTACTAAGAAAGGTAGTTAAAATGACTACACTAAATAAAGTAAGAGAGATAACACTCTCTAATGTTCAGGCTGATGAAGCCAATTCTATCGTCTGCGTATTCTGCTCAGACTATGCTTCCGATTACTTCTGCGGTAATTGCGGAGAATACAAGGGTTTAATGACTCTTGGTGAGTGGTTAGCATACACTCAAGAAAGTTGGGTGATGTAATGTTATCCGAAAAAACTTTTAATAAAATTGTTTGGGAATACCAAAATGGTGGCGTGGTTTCTAATCACCCCGAATTAACTACCTATGAGCGTAAGGTATTGCTACGCTA